TTCACTTTCAAGCGTGGAAACAAGGCCTAAAGACATTATATTATTGCCGCAGTGAAAAGATTGGTAAAGCAGATAAGATATCAAAGAAAATAGAGCGACAAGTCATGGAAGAGATTGACTTGAAAGCATTAGCAACCGAAGACGTTTGTCTAGCATGTGAAGGATAAAAATGAAAAAAGTAATAAGATTTACAGCATCATGGTGCCAACCATGTAAAATGTTGGCAAGTATAATCGAGGAAATTGATACCAATATTCCCATTGAAGTTGTTGATATTGACGCACACCAAGATGTTGCAATTGAATTTGGTATTCGAGGAGTTCCCACACTTATTAAAATTGACGAAAATGGAAATGTTACGGGCAGATTAGTTGGGCTAAACACAAAAAATTTAATAGAAGAGTTTATCAATGATTAAAAAACTAAAATCGAATCTTGCAGATACACGAGATTCCTTCAAGCCATTTAATTATCCCTGGGCATATGATGCCTGGTTGAAGCATGAACAAAGCCATTGGATGCACACAGAAGTACCAATGGTAGAAGATGTTAAAGATTGGAAAAAGAAGTTAAGCGCAGAAGAAAAACAATTCTTAACACACATCTTTAGATTCTTTACTCAGGGCGATATTGACGTTGCCGGCGGATATGTCAATAACTACTTGCCATATTTCCCGCAACCCGAAGTGCGCATGATGCTATTGGGATTTGCAGCAAGAGAAGCGCTACACATTGCGGCATATTCTCATTTGATTGAGACATTGGGCCTGCCTGAAACAATGTACAATGAGTTCTTGGCATATGAGGAAATGAAAGCCAAGCATGATTATGTTTTAAATATATCACGACAAAATACCACAAAAGAAAACACAGCAAAACATATTGCTATCTTCTCAGCATTTACAGAAGGCATGCAATTGTTTAGTTCTTTTATCATGTTATTAAATTTCCCTCGTCATGGTAAAATGAAGGGCATGGGACAAATTGTTACTTGGTCTATTGTGGATGAGACTCAGCACTGCGAAGGCATGATTAAACTATTCAGAACATATATACAAGAGAATAATGAGATTTGGAACGATGATTTAAAAGGGCAGTTATATACTATTGCTGAACAAATGGTTATGCTTGAAGATAGATTTATTGATTTGGCATTTGCTATGGGTGCCATGGAGAATTTGTCATCGGCTGATGTCAAACAGTATATTCGGTATATTACTGATCGTAGACTTATCAGTCTTGGGCTTAAGGGTATTATGAAAGTTAAAAAGAATCCACTACCTTGGGTTGAGGAAATGATTAACGCACCTATTCACACAAACTTCTTTGAGAACCGAGCAACCGATTATGCAAAGGCAGCACAGACTGGTTCTTGGGAAGATGTTTGGGCAAAGCAATAATGAAAACATTTAAAGAACTAACCAAACCTAGGTATTATGCCAATGGTGCTTTAATATCAGCAAAATTGCCGCCAGCTTATGAAAAAGCAAAGGGTGAAAAGAATTGTGCCAACTGCGGTGCCTATGCACCTGGCACAAAATATTGTAAAACTTGGGATGCCAAGGTGCGTCCAGAATATTATTGTAAAAAATGGGTGAAGATAGAAAAATAACTTTTGTTGAAAAACGAAGAGAGATCTGCAACAAGTGTGAACACCTTACTACCATTATTGGTGCTAAGGTTTGCAATTCTTGTGGTTGTTCTATATGGGGCAAGACTATGATACCTATTGCAAAATGTCCTGAAGGAAAATGGAATGCCGAATAAATTTGATTATGCACATATGCAAGCAGCAGAAAGTTATGCTGCCCTATCATCAGCTAAACGATTGCAGGTCGGTGCTGTTGTTGAGAAAGACAATAGAATTATATCTATTGGATACAACGGCACTCCTGCTGGCTGGGATAATACTTGTGAGGATACGTTTGAAGAGCACTCTACATATGTAATTGACATGGGTGGCCCTGAGTATCCCATGATTGCTACTCGCACAAAAACAAAACCAGAGGTTATTCATGCAGAAATGAATGCAATTGGCAAGTTGGCTAAATCAAATGAGTCAGGCGCAGGGGCTACGATGTATATCACCCATGCACCATGCTTTGAATGTGCTAAACTTATACATATAGCAGGGATTAAAAAAGTGTTTTATCGCAATCAGTATAGAAGCGATGAAGGTATAAAATTTTTAAATAAGTGTAACATTGAAGTGGAGAAAATATGAGTGCGAATAAAAAAATTGGAATTACTTGTTCTACGTTTGATCTGTTCCATGCAGGTCATGTGATTATGTTGGAGGAAGCAAAGCGTCAATGCGATTATCTAATTGCTGCGATTCAGGTTGATCCTACAATAGATAGAAAATCTAAAAACAGACCTGTGCAGTCGATCATTGAAAGACAGATTCAGGTATCAGCATGCAAGCATGTGGATGAGATTATTGTTTATTCTACGGAAAAAGAGCTTGAGGATATCTTTATGGCATTGCCTATCGATGTTCGCATCTTGGGTGAGGAATATAAAGATACAGAATATACAGGCAAAGAGATTTGCATGAAAAGAGGAATAGAATTGCATTTCAATAAACGAGATCATTTCTTTAGTTCATCTGACCTGCGTCAACGAGTGTTTGATGTAGAAACAAAAAAGAGAGGATTAACATGGGGCGAAAACAACATCACGAATGTGTCGAATGTGATGCCGTCTTCAAGATAAATTTTGATCTTGACGAGGACTACTACAAGGTAGAGTTCTGTGCATTCTGCGGGTCATCTATGGATGAAGATCAACAGGATGAGTACGAAGACGAAGACCTGTCCTAAGTGTGGCACAGAACATACCAAACCCGGTAAGTTCTGTTCCCGCGCCTGTGCCAATTCCAGACAATGGAATGCGGAACAAAAGAAAGTCTTTTCAGAAAAGCAAGCTGCATACATGGCACGCGATGAATCTGAAGAGCATAGATACAAAAAATCTATACAAACTCAAATGCTACAACGAGCTGGCATTATGGGTACCGGCGAACTAGCTGAAGACGCCGAGGATATAATGACAAATCCCGATGACTATTTCTTTGTGCCTCCAAGGGATGAGGGTGATAACTTTTCTGATGGAAACGACTATTGGGAAACCGTATAAATACTAATTTAATATTGGTATTTAGATGTGGCTATATAAAGATAAACCCTTAGAGACTGTTCCAGAAGAAGCGTATGGTTATGTGTACTTGATTACTAATACTGTCACGAATCGCAAGTATATAGGTAAAAAGTTGTTTTGGTTTCGTAGAACAAAAGTAGTTAAGGGCAAGAAAAAAAGATTAAAGGTAGAGTCAGATTGGAGAGATTATTGGTCTTCATCTGATGAAGTTAAAGCTGATGTGGAAACACACGGTGCAGATAGTTTTATCAGAGAGATACTGCACATATGCCCCAACAAGGGATTGTGTAATTATTTAGAAGCAAGAGAACAAATGGATAGACGAGTTTTAGAAACAGAAGATTACTACAATGGGCAAGTGCAATGCCGTGTACATAAAACTCATATAAAGAACTTAAAGGTATAAGATGCCAATAGTAATAACAGGTACAACATTTTTAGGCGGAACAACCATAGAGGGTATTACTGCACCATCAAACAATGGTAGCTTGGGATTCAACGGTACAAACCAATATTTAAATACTCCTTCAAGTTCTGCGTTTGCTTTTGGAACAAACGATTTTACTATTGAGACTTGGATATATCCCAATAGTCTTTCAGGTCGTTTGTGGTTTTTTAGTTCTGATCGTGATAATGTAGATCTTAATGGTAATGGGGGCATTTACTACTTTGGTGAAGGCGGTGTACGCAATAGCGCAACCAATACAGTAATAACAATAGGAACCTGGCATCATATTGCATTAGTAAGATCCAGCGGAACTCTTACACTTTATGTCAACGGAGTTTCTGTAATGTCCCAAAGTGGCATAGGATATAATAGTACAGCAAATAGATCAATTGATATTGCATATAGTGCGGCTCAAGGCAATGGTTATTTTAATGGTCGTATGAGCAATTTTAGAATTGTTAGCGGCACAGCACTTTATATTGGTTCAACAATTACTGTGCCTACTGCGGCTTTACCTGTAATTAGTGGCACTCAACTATTATTAAATACAACCAACGACGCTAACTTCTTAAAAGATAGTTCAACTAACAACTTTACAATTACTAATAATGGTAGTGTAACAAGTTCATCATTGAACCCATTCTAAAGGTAACAAATGCAATTATTAAATGGTTTACAAATTATAGACGGAATGCGAATTATCACTACCCCTCCGCCGTTACTCCCTGTATTAGACTTAGATGCAGCATACTACGCATCAGTACCTACAAATGGAAGCACAATAGTTGGCACAGGTGCATACGCTATTACTGTGGCCAATCCAGGCAATAACATTAGTTGGAATAGTGCTAATGGCGGCGTATTTAGAGTAACTACTGCAAGCACCACAGACTTCTTGGCATTTGGCCCAGATTATAGCAGTGGCACTCAGGCTTACACGGTAGGCATGGCATACAAATGGAACGGAACCACTCCGGGTAGATTGCTTAATGCCAATTCAGCCTCACCTGATTTCCTAATGGGACTATGGGGTTCGGGTAGCGCTCGTATGGATATTGCCTACACTGACGATAGTGGATTTGTAGGCCAAGCCGATACCACTGCAGATACCAATTGGCATTTTGTGTGGGTCACTTTTACTGGAGTCAACGACACTGAAAAAATTAAGAAGTATATATCTGCTGTTAGCAATCCTGCGCCAACAATGCCAGCCGGTTCTAATAGCAGCGGCAGTGGTTTCAATGGATTGAGATTGTTTGGCAGATATGCATCTCCTACTTCTATTTCTGAAGAAGTAGATGCTGATATTGCATTTGTCAAAGTATGGGATAAAGAATTA